CCTCAAGCTGTTGGAGTTGGTCGTTTCTTTCTTGGTCTGAAGATATATTGTTTTGGAACGCCTCCTCAATAATAAACGCTTTATCGTCTATTGATTGCTGCAATAATTCAGACTCAGATAAGAACCCGTCTTTGATTATTTTTAACTCGTTAGCAACCGATTCTAATCTTGTTTTTTCTGCCTCTTTTGCTATTTTTTCTCCTGGAGTTTCACCACCTATTTTCATTGTCGGCAAAGTTATTCGGTTCGACTTCTTGCCGCCCGCTTGATCACCTCCTTCACTTTTGTTGAGGGCGTCCGTCGCCTTTTTTACTTCCCATATTTGTTTTATTTTTTCATCTATTATTAATCGCTCTTCTTTTCTAGAGTCTATAATCGCGTTTACACCATCAAAGTCTAACGCAATCACATTAGCTGCTATTGCTGCGTATGCCCCAAGCATATTGCCTAAGTCGGACGCCTCTAAAATAAAAGTTTTTATTGGTTTAGTTATAGATGTTATTAATTGAGTTGTGGCGCGCAGAGCTGGGTCAAAAGTTTCTCCCAACTCTATACCTACAGCCTCCCACGCTGACCCCATAGCTTTTACGTCGCCTGACAGATTGTTATTTCTTATTGATGCTTGCTCGTAAGCTGTTTTAGTGTCTGTTAATTTACTTGTTAGATCTTCGATTGAACCTGATTCTTTTATTAAAGCATTAGCTGCCGCTATTGATGCCTCCCCAAATAGTTTTGATTTCTCCGATGTTGTAAGGTGTGCCGCGCTAAGATTTTTCAATGCCGCCGATAAACCGACAACTTCTGGGTTAAATTCATCTCTTGACTGAGTTGATAGCCTTAACAGTACATTTCTTAGCCCTACCCCAGCTTCCGCGCCCTTAATAGACACCTTCGCCATCTCTTGTATGGCGGCGTTCGTTTCCTCAAATGATAACCCTGCGTTTTTAGCTACCGTGCCAGCCACTTTTAACGCCATAGCCGTCTCATTGATTTCTGATGCGCCAAACTTAGCGCCGGCAGCCAATACATTGATAAATCGCCCTGCCTGATCAGCGTCCGCTCCGAATTGATTTAATGCACCACCCAAAGACGACGCAGCATCTGGCAATGATATGCCTGCCGCTTCGGCAAGCGATACCGCCTCCTTGGTTACGGCTGCGAGTGCTCCGGCGCTTTCAAGTAAGTCAGGTTTTGCGCTTGCGATAAGTTTAAATGCTTCTGCTGCTTGTGACGCGCTTAATGTAGTGGTTTCGCCAATGAGTTTGGCTTGATCTGCGTAGAATTTCAGGTCTTTACCTGTCGCGCCAGTGATAGCGCCTAGTTCGCTTATCTTTGACGAAAATTCGGCGTGTAGGCGTATGGCTCCGGTAACAGACCTGTAGGCGATTGTTGCTAGCCCAAGAGAACCGGCTAACTTTACAACGCTGGATGTAAGGCCATCAGTGGATTTTTCAGATTTCTTAGCGGCACCATCAAGACGATCAAGCTCATTAACAGCAGTCTTGATGTCTGTTGAATTGATTTTAATACCAAGTTCTGCTACGTCAGCCATTTTTTATTTTTCTTTTTTCGGCGTCAATTAAGAATAGCGTTTCTATTTCAAATGCGCTAAACTGTAAGCCGCTTACAGATTGATAAACGAATAACTCATTATACGTTAATTTTTCAGAGTATGCCGCGACGTCTACATATAGCGCCCAAATATACGACGTCTCCGGCGATAATTTGGGCGCGTCCGTGATATTAGATAGCGGTTTTCCGCGCTTTTCTCCTACGCGCACCCACGTATCATAACGAGACATAGGCGCCCCTTTATCATAACCAAACGCGTGAAACGCCCACGCAGCATACGCGATTATTTCTTGCTGGCGGGCTTTAAAAAATTTGCGCGCTTAGATACAAATTCATCCGCCTGTTCACAAATATACGGCGCATTATTATATATACGCTCCGCCATTTCCTGAGTGAATTCGATTTCCTTTTTACCTTCGCTTAGGCCGCGCCAGCCGAGGGTTATCTCAGATAAAGACTTAGCTGCGTCCTGAGCTTTTTCTCCAGCTAATACTTGTCTTTCGATCTTTCTTTTTATACTCAGCCAAAGTTTAGAATCGCGCCCAGCCAATTTAATATAAAAATCAGTTGGCTTATTATCAGGCCCGATCACTCGCATCTCTGCGCCTTCGTCGTGGATCGGGCCGGTTTCTAAAAATTTAATATCCATAAAATTACGCTAATACAGACTTGGTTAACGGGCCGTTACCTGTAAAGGTAAAGTTTGCGGTGGTGGTCGTGTCATTGGCGACCGCACGCTCAACACCAACAATAGTCACAGTACCGTTGAAATCGATATCGCCAGTTGTTGCGCCGTCTACAAGCAAATGCAAGTCGATAGACGCACCGCTTACTAACAGCTCTTGTCCTGTAGTGTCGGCCTCATTAAAGTAGCCAGATACGGATCCAGACCAATTCTTCACGCCGCCTGTAATGTGCGTTGCGTACGCATCGCCCAGCGTGGTATCGTCTGCGATGTTCGCGCTTTCGGTGAGTGACCAGCTTATGATATTGAGTACAGTTGCAGTACTGACTTTAACTAAACCGCCGTTACCCATATGTGTTGCCATTTTAAAACCCTCTTATTGTTATTATCGTTTTGTTGTAAACGCCATGTAATTAATATCGACTGGTATCTGATACCATCCGTCGCCCTCTCTTGCTGCGCCAATCGACACAGAAACACACCTAACCGTTTGTGCATTATACACCAATTCTGTGACAGGCTTAAAATGGTCGCCTATTGTATCAGTTAGCACTGTAGCCACACCACGACCGATGCCGGCCTTGGTAAATATGTCAATCTGATAAACGCCAACATGCTCATCTGATCCACTACTACCAAGTGTGGCGCCAACCGTGTTACCGGGTAGTACTGTAGGTCGTAAATATGTTGTACCTAAAACGGGCTCATAACTAGTATTTTGCCACGCAACGGACGGTAATCCGGTCATTGTTGACAATCTTACATCTAGCGCGGCTTTTATGTCTTTGAATACAGTGCTCATTTATTTTTGTTCACTATCTGCTTAAATTCGCGCGCCGTGATCTTAACCATCCCGGCTGGCGCCTGCTTGCTATGTCCGTGCTCTATCGCTGGCGCATACTCTAAGTTGTTGATTATGTAGATGGAATCCCCAATCTTAGCGTGCATAATCTTTTTATCTTCTCCGGTCTGCGTTGTGCTATCGATAACGCCGACAGGGATATGGTTGAATTCAACTTGCCAGTTAGCGCGCAACCTGCCGCCAACATATCCGGGCGGCGCACCACTAGGGTTTTTCCATTCCGACGGTTTACCTACAGGGGTGCGCTTTACTATTCTACCAAAAATGTCTAGTGCAGTGCCGCGAAAAACATTGGCTGCGGCCTGTTCTGCCTTAGCTTTAAACCTCTTTATATCGTCGCTAAAACTCATATACGTAATTGTATATCGTAAATAACAACCGTACCGCCTGGCGATAATGGTGATACGTTCATCACCCTGTAATTTACGCTATCAATAGCACAATTATCGTTTTGCATCGGAGCTACCGAAGAGGCCTCGAATAGTACGCGCAAATCGCCACGCATAACAATAGTACCGTCAATCTCACCATTAGAATAGTCAAAAGCAGCCCCTTTGCCTGTTATTGTGGTCGTTGTACCACCGCTGTAAGTTCCCGTTGCCGGGTCATATGTTTGACCTGATCCGCGAGTAAACACAACAGTCTGCCCGTATGTAGTGATCAGGCGTAAAGCTGTTGCTGCTAGATCACTGTAAAAGCTCACCCGCGTATTACCATTGCGCTACTGCCGCCATACTTTAGTAATTTGCGTAGTTTGTTTTCGGCGGCTGATAAATATGGTAATGAGCGCGCACCTTGCATATATGTTACTGATATCGGGCCGACAGTTTCTTGTTTGGTTTCCCTGCCTACTGTTGCTAGCGGGTTATTGCCTGCGTCAATACCAAGCGCAACCTCGCATTGTGCATCAATCAGTAGTTGCGGTATTTCTGTCTGTACGTTGTACCATCCATCGATAACCACGTTGCACCTCGGCCATTGTAGCGCCTGCGTGCTTGTTAGTTGGTTACCTTTGAAGTTCTGCTGCTCGATATAATCCATCGCTGTTATTAGCAAGATTGTATCTGTACCGGTAACGGTTACGCCACGGTCGGCAGCGTATGTAGCAAAGTCTGCCGCGCTAACGTAACTATTAGCGCCGGATATCTGCGTTCCGTCTTCGACTATGATTGTGGCCATTATGTTTCCTGACAATTTCCGTTATATAAATAAATATGCTTGTCGTCACTGTATTGTATATGTTTTGTTACTACGGGGTCTTCTCTGCCATCGTCGCACCTGTACACAACAACCTTATCGCCGTATTGGTATATATCGACGACTGGCGGCACTACATTATCGGCGGCAAAGTAAAAACCGGACATAGCTGCAAGTATCAATACAACCTTCATTATTATTTATGTTTCTTGTGGTATTGTTTCGGTTCTTCGATAATAATTGTGTGTTCAATATTGATCACTTCTTCTTTGTCTTCTTTTTTGTGCTCTTCCCAAATCTCATCGCTTTCGAGCATGTCTTTTTTGTATGTATACACCGGATTGCATGGATGACCTTCACGTTTTACAAATACTGTTTCGTCCATCTTTATTCACCTTTAAAAAGTGGGGCCCATTGCGGGCCCCTGTATTGATTAGCCCAAAAGATACTTAACAAATTCAGGCTTCCAAACTTTTTG